GATGCCGCCTTCTTCTTCGCTATAATCTGGAGACATTAGTCCCGTTAAATATACCTCTAAGAATTTGAAAGGGCCAGACTCTATGGTGTTTAGGTCTTGTGCAGACTGATCGTATCTTCTAAATAAATCTTTTATTAATTCAAGTATTTCAAATACTTTTCCATAATCATTTCCTATTACTGTGAACACGACTTCCTCTTCACAAATCCAATATTCTGATGAGTACATCATTGTTTCTATATCATATACAATATAGGGAACAGCAGGAAGCAAATTTTGAAATTCTGGAATTTGTTGTGATGGAATAATTGGATTAATATGGCTTCCAAAACTTTCCACCCAATAGTCGTTCTCCGCTAAAACATAGGATGATTTTAATTCTTGCCATAAAAGTTTTCTTACTGTTGAAAATGCTAGTTTTGAATAATCTACCACTAGAAATCCCTCACGCCCGAGTCATATTTATTGCAAACAGAATTTATAGCACTAGAAACCTCAGAAGATGTAAACGATGACTTAGACATTACTCTTGATATATTTTTTTCTATTTCAATAAATATTCCTGTAGATGTTACGGCAGGTACAAGCATAGAGGACTGCCACCTTTTTGAAAATCTAGTCATAGAACCCTTGACAAGTTTTCCTCCCGGTGAATGAATTAAGATTAATGTCCCCTTAGGTCTAAAGATTATTCTTCGATTATCTGGGCTAAATGCTATTGTACGCTTTGCTATGAATGATGCCTTGCCACCCATTTCCATTACCGATGCCTTTTCCTTAAACACGCCACTTCTTGTTACACTTTTACCTGTTCTGCCCGGTTTAGATAGTACTTTTGATATTGGTGATCTAGTTGTAGATTTTCTAAATACTATATCAATGCTTGCGGTTTTACCATCGTATGCATTTCTATGTAGTTTAAATAATCTTGAATTATCTTGCCCCGTTGAGTTCCATTCATACATGTGATGCATTTGTTTTTTATTTGCTCTAGAGTATATATTGACATCTTTTATAAATTTTTTTGAAGCAATTGAAGACGATGCTCTGGCTATGTTTGCCATATTCTTTTTTTTAGGAAGATCGTTCAAAGATTTTGATATCTCATTCATTGATTTTTCTAGTTTTTTAGTGTCAATTTTTAAAGTTATCATTAGCCTGTACGAGCACCCTCTCAAGAATAACGTCGTAATGCGAAAGTCTACCGAATGGGTCTGTCATAGGATGACAAGCCATTACCTCAAATATTGTCGGGGGATTTGAGTATAGGTCTGGCTCAACATATATATATCTTCCATCTGATGATTTAATGCCAGAAACTCTCCATCTCTTTGATAGTTGGCTAGTAAACTTTCCCCTCAGTTGCAATGTTTCGCCGTACCCATTACTTCCGGTTCTAAATTCTTTGCCATCACCCGTGAGTGATGTTCCACTGCTCTTAGATGGCTCAAGTAGGCACCTAATCGTTCTCTTATATTCCCAGTGCCTTTCTATTGCCCCTGTATCTGCATTCTGAACATTTTCCTGTTCATATATATCTGCATACATGTTCATGATTGTTGATATGTATGAGTTTGGAAACATTTATATCAGCACGATTCCTATGTTCTTATAGGCATCCAGAATAGAATCAACAACAGCGTTTCCTGTTCCTAGGTAGGCCGCTGAGTTGAGTTCAAATGTGATCTCGCTAAGGTTTACCTTTCCAAGATACTTGTTTCTCCAAGAGTAGTCGTTGGACAGGACATCTGATACCAACATGACGGTTGCTGTTCTTATATCTTGCGGAACATACTGCCAGCCTATGCTCCCGCTTACAGTATACCTTGCCCCATCCATAAACCTTCCGGTCCTACTTGTAACTACTGGTCCGTATTCAGGGTTTGCTGGCTTTGGTACAGAACTACCACCCTGTGATGTCAAGAGGTACAATGTTTTGCCAGTCTCTGACAAAGCAACGGCATATCCTAAGTCATTGAACCCTGTTGATGCATTGTATACTAGAACGTCATTCTCGTATATGGACCCAACCTGTAACATTTTTTCAGTTAGAAATAGACTATCTGCACCAATTCCATAGATTGTTTGAGATCCATATCTTTTACCGAATGTTTGCTGTGTATAATTGTCTATCTGTATTCTTGCAAGTCTTTCCGCAAATAGGATTTGCTCTGGATCAATATAGTTGTCATCTGAAGGCTCAACACCTATTTTCAACTCAGATATGATCTCTGGCAGCGTAGCATATGGGGTTACAACTGCGGCAAAACTATTATCAGAGACAGATGCTGAATCAAAACTGTATCTCCAGTTGATTCTTAAGTTTCTATCGACGGCTGTTGTTGTCGGGGTCAATTGATAGTAGTACTGGCCAACCGCGTTCTCGTATATGGCAGACCCTGACTCAATAAGAGTGTCATTCTCAGCATCATATACATTTACCAGCGGTAGGTGGTCTGGCTCTGTAACAACATTGTTCTTATACAGCACATTCGTGTGCTTGTGGAATGTGTTGTTGAATACCTCATGCAATTATAACGCCTCCGGTCAGGAATAGTATTCCTGAATTTCTTTTGGTGTCGCAGGACGAAATCCAGTTTCGTTGTCAAAAATCGCCTGCGCTTGCCATGGTGCCATGGCTACATACGGGTGGTCTCTTGTAAAGGTAAACCCGCCAGTCTGGTACATACCATTCTGACGATCCATCTTGACCAAGATTACATCATCTGAGTCTTGAGCCTGCTGCTGTTGAACTCTGACATGTATGTCATCGACATACTCTTCTGGCTCATCCTTTTCGGCTGCGAAGAATTTCTCGTATAGGTCGTATGTTACGCCCTCTTCCTCTAGAGCACTTAAGATTGCCTTTTTTGTCTTGGCATTGCCAAGTTCTACTCCGAAGCCGTCAGCAACAGTCTTCAGTTCGTCCAACTTCATAAGTTCAAATGACATTTTTTAGCCTTTCTCCTTTAACAACATTATATCAGAAAACAGAAAAGAGAGGGGGTTACCCTCTCTTTCTGTGTCCGAAATATTATCAGACAGATGTGGATGAAGTCCACTTTGTGGCAGTTGTCGGGCTGCTGAGAGCACCAGATGTACTGGTTGTAGAGATACTGGAACTCTGGGCACCGCCAACTCCGATGTTAGTGACAACAACGTGAGCGTCAAGGTTCTCAATCGCACATCCCACACGGATGTAGAGTGTGTATTCGATTGTGTCCTTCTTCGGCTGGAATGTACGGTAAACTGTGATGTCACGCTTGATACCAACAATGAAGTTGTTGGGGAATGTGAGATGCAGTTCACCAACTGTTGCTGTCTCTGGCATGAGAGGAACGTTGATAACTGGAATTCCGAATGCGAACGGAGTTACAGTACCGGGTCCACCATCGTTAGCGGCAACGTCACCACGGATAACGCCAGAAGCGATATCGAATGGTGTACCGAAGTTGGTTGAGTTGGTGTTCACAGCGAGGTTGTAGAGGTAGTCTTGCACAAGATTGCTGCTTGTGAAGAATCTCAACTGGTTACGACGCTGCTTGTACCTACGGGGTAGAGCCTTAATCGCTTGGTTGAACACTGGCATACCAAGTCCACCATTATAGGCGTTTACAACATTGGCACCATTTCTTGCAAGCACGGAGAAGCCGTTGAAGGCGCTGAGGAGTGGGTCTCCACTGGTGGCATCACCAGCCAGCAGAAGATCCTCGATGTCATTACCGGCTTGAGTGGCCATCATACGGGCGATGTGGTCCTCAAGGTCGGAGCCTTCAATGTTATCCTCAAGAGTCTCGCTGGAAAGTTCCCAGTCCAGACGCAACTTCTTTGTTGTCAAAGAAACCTTTGAGAAGTAGGCTTCGGCGTTGTAGATCGGGTCATTGCTATCCTGACCTGTGTAGTCTCTCGGGCGGGCCTGATTGGCTGCACGAAGAATACGCTGACCGACGTTTACCTTGTCAATGTCAACGGTGTCTGACTTCATGCGGATTGTGCGAGCGGCCTTTGTCAGAACTGTAGCATCCCACATGTAGTCAATGAAACGATTTGATTGCTCAGGGTAGAGAAGACCGTTGTTTGTTCCGGTGCTGCTACCCATATCGGTTGTGTCAATTACTTTTTGAAGTAATTCATTACTCATCTTTCTTTTCACCTACCTTTCAAATTTTGTTATAGGTCTTGGACGTTGAGGAAGTGTCCATTCCAAATGCTCTTTTGGATTTTTACTTCTTCCATCGATCCATCAGGATCTCCGGACTTCTTAACTGCGGTGGCTGCTTCATAGGCATCCATCCGGCTCTGCAATGATTGCACCGACTTGGCAAGTTCCTCATGGCCTTCCGCCATCTTACCAATTCTCGATGTCATCTCGCCAATGATCTCTTCCACACCGCGAACGTTGTTTGCGGCCTTCTCAATACCGGCGTCGATCTTCTCGGTAACGATTGTCT